CACGCGTGCCTCTTCTCCGATGTTTAATGGTTTATTGGACACTAGGTCCTCCACATAAAGCCAATCCAACTAACATTACTATTAATAAACCTGTTACATAATAGTTCATCCTTTGGCACTCCATAATTATCTAGTCCAAAAAAATATTCTTCTCCACCAACTTACTTTTTTAGTTGGTTGAGTAACACACTGACATTTTTTCTTTTCAAATTTACATTCTATACATATATTTAAACTCATTTTTTCTCCTCAATATTATAAAACATTTTATCAGAATCTTCTGTCACCCAATCAGATCCTTCACAGTCCCAGTACGTAGTTTGTACGCTATAGTCCGGCCAATCATTATCTGTTGTATAACTATTCACATGCCAAATGATTCTGTTGTTTGGCTGCGCTGCATAATTACCATTTTTCAATGCTATTATGTGTGCACACTTGTGCTCTTGCGGAATTTCTGAATGTTCCGTGTTTAGTATATTAGTCTCTGGATGCGCCCAGTCAATAGTAAATAAATATTGACCTTCGTAAAATTTTTTATCTTTACCAATAAATTTTCCGTCTATACCAGCCAACCAATCAAAACAATGGACACTAGGATAATAACTAAAGCAGTTCCACAGTTGGAGTTGATCCACTCGCATATCAGGCACGTCTTTTCTTTCAAATTCTTTTTGAAAGAATGCTGAGATAGGTAGTCTATAAAAGACTGCACCATTTGGTAGCATGCAATGAAATAAGATTGCACGACCTGAAATAGAGCTAAGACCAAAGATAACACAGTCACTAGACTGTCCTTTATTTTTTTTAAGATCATAGAGATACTCCCTTCTTATTTTACAATAAATTGGCGGTATGTTAGCATTTAAATAAGCCATAGTCCAATATTATCATCAAAGTCTCTGTAATCTATTGTAATTTCATCACCTATTTTTATTTCTTTTAAAGCTATACCATCATCATCAACACTTGGATCTTCACTGTGATTTAAATATTTTTCATTGTCTAAACCCAACACTAAAATACCAGAGCCTAATTTTCTTTCGTACGCATGAGTGTCTATTAATTTTGCTAAAGCTAAAGGCATTGATGGTAATTTATTTTTGTCAAATTCTATTTCAAATTCAGGTCTTTCTTCTTTTATTTTTATTCCTTTATTTATATTTTCTTTAGAAAAAACACCTACACCATGTATTTTACTTTTATCTAAATAGGTATCTATTAGAAACATTACTTTATTTCTCCCCAATTAGGTCCAGATTCATAATCTACTTTATTAGGTACCTTTAAGTCAACTGCATTTTCCATAATATCTTTTATTTTTTTTGCTTGATCTTCTGATTCAATAGAAAAATCTAACTCATCATGTATTTGTATATGACCTATTAAACCTTCTTTATATAAATTAACCATAGCTTTCTTAGTCATGTCTGCTGCACTACCTTGAATTAATTTATTTAATGCTTTGTAAGTAAATGCTCTTCTATGTCCATTTTTATACCAATAATTTTTTTTAGGATTCCCATCTTTATCTTTAATAACATTATTATCATCATCCAATAGATGTGGACCCATTTCTTTTAATTCCATCATAGTGTCATGATCTTCAGCAGGTACAAATGTACCCCAATCAGAACCTCTAAGTATTGGTTCGTACTTAGGAAATCTGCAACGTCTACCAAGTATTGTTTTTATTTTACCTCTTTGTTGAGCAGCAGCCATAACTCCATTAGTTAATTGTTTAACGAATGGAACATTGTTATGATATTGAGAAAATAATTCATCAGCTTTTTCTTTAGTTACACTTAATTCATTCATTAATTTTGCTTTACCCATACCATAGAATAAACCAAGATTAATTGTCTTAGCTTCTTTACGATCTATGTTCGCTAATTTTGCAACTAACTTATGGAAATCTGTATTAGGATTATTATGATATGCTTCTGCAATTGTTTCTGCTGATTCATAATCAAATCTTATTCCATAGTGTGTAACTAATCTTGGTTCCTGTTGCGAGTAGTCAAATGTACCCCACTTACAACCTTCTTCAGGTATAAATAAACTTCTAATTAAAGGACCTGTATCTGGATCACGTGCTGGAATCTGTTGTAGATTAGGATTAGAATAACTAAATCTACCTGTAACCGTTCCTCCATCATCAGATCTAATTTGATTAATGTCTGCATGAATTCTACCCTTATGTTCATGGTTTAAAATGGTGTCAATAAAAGTTGTACTGACCTTGTTAATTTTCCTAGCTTCTGCTATCATACGTACTACAGGATGACTATGAGTAGAAATAAAATTTTTAGTAAATGAAGGAGAATCTGTCTTTTCAGTTCGGCTATAAGGTAGCTTCAGTTTTTCAAAAACTTCTGCAATCGATCTTGCAGCCCATATCTGAGTATCTACTCCTGTTTCTATTTTTATTTGTTGTAATAAGTTTTCTTCTTTTACTGCCATTACTGTTTTTAATTGATTGGCTTTCTCAATATCTACCCGAACACCTAGGTGGCGCATATCAACTAAACAAGGAAAAAGATCAGTTTCAAGATTAAATATATCTTGTAAATCTTCTTCAATAATAATTTTTTTAAATCTATTCCAAAGTTCTAAGGTTAGAGCTGCATCTTCTTCTGCATATCCACCTACTTCACTTGCAGGTAACTTCCACATTTCTGCTTTAGGGTCTAAACCTCTTTCCTTAGCTGCTTTAGTAAGTAAAGATTCATTTTTACCTTTATTTAAATATACCCAAGACAAAGAATTTAATGAATATTGAAATCTATTTTCATCAATTAATGAAGCAGCAATCATAGTATCTACAATTAAACCATTGATTTTTATACCTAAATTACGTATCCAACATACATCATACATTGCATTATGAAATATTTTAGTAGCAGGTGATTCACAAACATCTTTAAACCATCTTAATACTTTGTCCTTATCCATGTTTGGACCTTCGCCATGTCCAATTGGAAAATAATTTTTATATCCATCTACAGCAACAGCTATACCTATAACTTCACCATTACCTATAATGGCCCCTGAACCCAGTTTCTTTAAGTCTGGATCTCTTGTCTCTAAGTCAATTGCAATCTCATCCGCTTTTCTTAGATCAGGAAATTCTGTAGGTGCTACCCATTCTGTAGTTGGCATCAACATTATTTTTTACCTTTTGTATCTTTTAATTTTTTAATTTCTAATTCACAATAATGAATTACTTTCTCTAAATCTTGTATACCATTTTTATTCATGTAACGGCACACATACTTTATAACGTTTCCTTGGAAAAAAGAAAGATCGTTTTTAGAAATAAACTCATAAGGTTGAATGTGAAAGTCTTTGTAGTGACTTCCGCCTATCTGTTTATCTTGTGGAAAAGATTTATCGAACATGTCTTTACTGCTCATGGTTTTCTCCTGTTATTTCATTTAAACATTCTTCTGCATTACCATTAAATGTAAATGTCTGATTATTTTTTTGATAGATAATAAAAAAATTATCTTCTCTTTTTTCTAACTCTATTATCTTTATCATTTTAGAACCTCCATTATGTTAATTATAAAAAATGTTAGTGTTATTGTTATTAATATATCGCTTGTTAGTATTCTCATGTGTTTCCTTTCTGTATAGCAGTTATTGATTCGGCGATGATTGACAGGGATTCGAGAACCAAATCAATTTTATACGACGCTGCTATACCGCCGCTGAGTAATATCTCTATCCCATTCTTTTTATACTTATTGTATAATCTAGTTAAAGTGTTTGTATTCATTCTTTTTAGTTTTACCTTTTAATTTATATAAATTATTTCTTGCACGTGTTGCTCCTACGTACCAAACTCTATGTTCCTCATCATTCTTTTCATCACTTTTTTTAACTGATTTTTTTATTGTTCTTCCTAAATCTAAACATAAAATGACATTATCCTCTTCACCACCTTTAGCTGCATGAATTGTAGAAGTATATATACGGGCATCTTCATCTAAATTTTCACCATTTCTAATCATTTCTTTAATATAAATTCTATCTGATAGTTTAGTTTTTTCAAAAGCCTCAAACCAATCTACATTGTTATTCCATTTTTCTTTAGGTAAACCAATAAATTCTGCTATCTGTTTCATTTCTTTTTCTTCTATTTCTATTCCTCTACACCATGAATTGTAATTTATGGATGCATTATATAATCTTACAGGAAAACTTTTACCTTTATTACTTTGATAATATAAATTTCTTTTTCTTAATTCTTCAGTGATTTGCAATAATCTATGTGTTGTTCTAGTTAATATTAAATATCTATTTTCTGTTAAATCTATTTGATCTAAATTATTTATTCTTAAAGACTCACCTTGATAGTTTCTTGGATAATAAATTTTTTCTTTTCTAAGACCTTTAATTCTTTCTAGTGGTAATTCAGATTCTTCCTGAACTGCTTTAGATACTCTTTTAGAGTATTTTAAAACTTTTTCTTTTCCAGGTTGTTGAATAAATCTATCAACGTCAGCACCTGCCCATGCAAAAATAGCTTGATCATCGTCCCCTGCTAAATACATATCCTCTGTATTTTCTTTTAATGTATCAAATAATTTCCATTGTAATGGAGATAAATCTTGAGCCTCATCTATAAATATGGTTTTAAATTTTGGTAAATCAGGTTTATTAATTAGTCTTTCAATCATGTCATTGAAATCTAATTTATTTGTAATTCTTTTATATTCTTTTAAATTTTTATCTAAATTATCTAGTATATACCACTCTATTTCTTTTTTATTATGTTCATTTCTATCGTATTCTTCTCTTATATTGATGTCTCTATTTATTGCTTTACCAATCATTTTAAAATATGGACTATCAATATTTAAATAAAACATTTCTTCTTGATTATATTTATCATAATGTTTAACTTTTATATTTAATTCTTTTCCTATTTTAACATAGTCGTCTGGTTGCATAACCATAGAGTCATTT